AGCTTTAAAGCCAGTACCGTTTACTTGAAATCTAGTTACACTATCCTGACAAAGATTGATATGACCATTGCTATCTCCTTTTGCGTGTAGAACCGTTGCATAATTATCATTTAAACTTCCATCGTTCTTTTTAACTTTAAGTTGTAATTCACCACCCCAATCAGATACTTGTTTTGCTACTAATTGAGCTACATTTGCTTGTTGTGAATCACTTCCTCCTCTCCAGACAATAGAGTTAGTATCTGTGTTATTACCGTTTTCAGTGTATAGTTTTATACCTTCAGAACCGAAAACTGTTACTCCATTAGCATTTGTCTGAAACTTATTAACACCATCATAAAATAATGATGCTGCTCCATTCTCTAATCCATCTAGCATATATTCACTACCAGCCGCATTCATAAAAGCTAAATACGAACCAGTAATGTAGAAGTTTCCAGTACCAGTATCTTTTATGAACGAGTGAGATCCATCATGGTATATTTTGAGATCTTCATCATCTCCAGCATAGAAATGACCATTATCTTTAACTTTAAAATAACTAGTTCCAACATTAATAGCACCTGTAACTTCTACTCCCCAACTCTTTGTCTCAAGCTTCTTACTGTTGTCGTAATAGAGTTCTACGGCTCCGTTTGAATTAGCTAAAAGATAAGTTTCAGGAGTACTTTGTGATGTTTGAAGAGCTAGTGCATCACCTCTAATATAAAATGTTCCACTTCCATGAGTAGCATCAATAATACTGTTTGTCCCATCATGCCATAGTTGCAGATCCGAATCAGACCCCAACATTAGTCTATGATTATCAGCACCTAATAGACCACTAGATGCCGTCTCGAACTGTTTGGTACCGTCATAATAGAGTTCTACGGCTCCATCAGTTATAAAACGTCCCATATATTCAGACGTTCCTTTATTTATTTGTATGTCACCTGAAGCAGTATTTAATCTAACTCCTCCTGTATCGTTATCTAGGTAAGAATTAGATCCATCATGGTAGATTTTTAAATCTCCATCATCTCCGAATCTAATTTCTTTACCATCATTTAGATATAAATAATCTGATAGTTGGACACCAGTCGAAGTCGTCGCAAGCTTCTCAACACCGTCGTAAAAAAGTTTTACATCTCCATCAGCAGTACCACGAATTATATTCTCAGTAAAGTTTTCATTTGCTACTCCAAATTCATTAGAGTTTAGACATAGTTGACCAGTTGTATTTTTTACAAATGAGTTTGTTCCATTATGGTAGATTTGTAGATCTTCTCCATCCCCTACTGTAATTTTTATATCATCTTTTAACTTTAACTTACCTTCTGAATTATCCCATTGAATATAATTAGTAGTCGAGGAAGGCTGTTGTAAGTTTAAATCTCCATTTACAGTAACACCGTCTGCAGTTGTCTGGAATTTTTGTTGATCATTATGATAAAGAATAACTTCAGCACCTGACATTCCTACTAGATAGTTTGCTCCAGCAGCATTTTCAAGAATAAGGTTATCAGCTTGAATAAGTAACTGACCTGTACCTGCTTCTTTTATATATGAATTAGACCCATCATGAAATACTTCTAAATCATTTCCTGTACCAAATCTAATTTTTTCGTTATCTAAGAGGTCGATAGGAGTCTTTAAACCCCTATCGTCTATTTGTGTTAATGCCATAGTTATTTAGCCTCCAATGCGGCGACTTTAGTTTCTAGTGTTTCTATTTTTGCGGATAGTTCTTGTACTGCTTTAATTAATGGTGATATAAGTTCTGTATAACGAATACCATAATTACCTGTTTCAGTATCCTTAGTAAGTCCAGCAAAGTCTTTACCATCTAATACTGTCTCTAAATCTTGAGCTATAACACCATAATGTGTTCTAGATCCTGTTTTAAATTTATATGAAACTGGTTCGATAGCATTTATGAAAGATAAACCTAAATCAGATTTGACAATATCTTTCTTAGAATTTCTATCAGATGTTTGAATGGTTCCATTAGTTGCATAAACATCATCCCATCTTGCACCACTAATACCTAAATCATAGCTATCGTCTGTATCAGGTCTGATATGACCGTAACTCATAGCTCCATCAGCATAAGTTCTAAATTTAAGGGAGTTATTGTGATAGAGTTCTACGGTTCCGTCATCTACACCTTTTAAATATGTATCAGTACCATCACCATTCTGTAGTTTCAGTTCATCACTTCTAAGTAAAAGTTTTCCAGTATTATTAGTTACGTGACTATTCGTTCCATCATGGTAGATTTGTAGATCTGAACTAGATCCACATTCATATTTTCCTGTATCATTTGGTATCTGTACTCTTCCATCATTTTGGATACGGAAGTTATCAACGTATGATCCTCCTGGTTTTGAAGCAATTTTAAGCATATTATCAGAAGCATCATGGTATATCAACCAATTATCTGCATCATCGTCACCTTCATCTGCTTGTAACCAAAGTTCTGCACTACCTCCTTCTGCACCTTGTACTTTATGGGTTCCTGTAGTGATGGCTCCATAACTAGCTGTCTCAAACTTCTTACTACTATCGTAATAGAGATCGACGGCTCCATCTACTGCTGCTACTAACATATTTTCACTATTAGCAGCATTGTTTACAGTAAAAGTATCAGTCCTAAATATAACTTGACTATCTGAATCAATCAGTAAAGATCCTGTACCAGTATCATCTATGTATGAATTAGATCCATCATGATAGATTTTTAGATCTCCACCAGTTCCAAATATTGCTTGACCATTATCAAACAACTCAAAGTTACCAGTAACTTGATGAGTTCCTGTAGTAACGGCTCCATAACTAGCTGTCTCTATCTTCTTAGCGTTGTCGTGATAGAGTTCTACGGCTCCGTCTTTAATTGCACGTATTAAATATTCTGCTGCTGTATTACCAAGTAATTCAATATGATCACCTTTAATTTGTAGTTGACCAGTAGAATTAGCTATAAAACTATTCGTTCCATTATGATAGATTTGTAGATCTTCTCCATCTCCGAATACCGCTTTAGAACTATCAAAAAATATTAGATGATTTTCAGAATGATCCCATTTTGCATGATTGTTAGCACCATTAAAATAAGCGTCTTCATAAAACTTTGTTCCAGTTGAAGTTGTCTCAAACTTCATCGAGTTGTCGTAATAGAGTTTTACTGCTCCATCACCGTAAACTCGAATACCATTTTCTCCTCCTTGAACTTGAATATGCACATCATCTGCACCTGTTATTACTACATCGTCATTAGTAGAAGTAAGTTGTAAGTCACCAGTCGTGCCTGCGGTAATAATACTGTTACTTCCATCATGGTAGATTTGTAGATCATACGAATTACCTAGATAAAGTGCATAGCTATCATCGAAAATTAAGTTTCCATGACATTCTGCTCCTCCAGCATTGGTCTCAAACTTCTTAGCGTTATCGTAATAGAGTTCTACTCCTGCATTACCTGTAGCTTTAATAGAGTTTTCAGTAGATTTAGGACGTATTAATATATTATTATTAGCTCCATCACCAGATCCAGTAATCCATAAATTATTAGTAGCATTAGCAATATAACTATTAGATCCATCATGGTAAATCTCTAAATCATTTCCTGTTCCAAACCTAATCTTCTTACTATCTGCTAAATCTAAGTTAGTTGCAATCTTATCACCAGTAACTGCTAAGTTCTGTATCTTAGCTGTACTTACTGTATTATCACTTGGAGTACCAATACTTACTGTTGTTCCGAGTGTAAGAATGAAATAATCACTACCAGTAGCGGGGGCATCAGAAAAGATAATTGAGCTACCGTCAATAACAAATCCTTCGGATGGCTGACTGGTTCCGCTATTAGGTTTCTGAATGACTCCATTGATGCTAACAACATGTTGTTGAGCTGAAGAACCTGGATTAGATAATGTAAATCTATAAGCTGATCCATTGAATGTAGCAGAGTTACCACCAGTACCAGAATAACTAGATATTGTATTGATGTAGAAATCACCACTAGATGCTACTTCTTCCCATGAAGAACCATCATATACTTTTAACTTATCTGTTGCTGTATCCCACCATAAGTCACCTTCATCTAATGAAGAACTAGGTGCAGATCCAGCTACTCTATATCTTTCAGCAAAGTCATTTATGTCTCCACTAAGACTGAGTAGATCAGCTTCTTTAAGTGTTGCTTTGTGGTAGTTATATATCTGACCAGAGCCAGTAGAACTAACCATAAATGCTACACCATTATCAACAGTAGTACTATTGAAGTTAGAAGCTATATTATTAATAGTTACGGTTGAACCACCTACAGTTCTACCTGTAGTACTAGTACCAGATCCATTAACAACAAGACCACCAGCATCAGCTATAGAGATAACTACACCAGCTGCAGGTTGGGTATTAGGAAATGCTGCATCTGTTGCAATAACTTCTAATCCACCAATAGGGGCGATTTGAGCAGCAACATAATCAACAACAGCTCCACTAGTAGGGTATGCGGCATCAGTATCTGATATAGTAGTTTCAACAGACTTACCATCGACCACCGTATTAATTTCAGCGAGAGTCGCAGTAAGAGCAGTACCACCTGCCAGGATACTTGCAGTACCTGTCTGCATACCAGCAAGCGTTGTGAGTTCAGCATCGGCTATCTCTGAAGTTGTAACAGCATTAGCAGCTATATGTTCAGCACCAATAGCATTATCTGCTATCTTAGTACCATCTATTGCATCTGCAGCTATCTTTGCAGAAGTAACTGCATTATCTGCTATTTTAGCTGTAGTAATATTTGCATCAGCTATATGCTCCGTATCTATACTACCGTCTACATAGTGTTCTGAATTTACAGCGTTATCAGCAAGCTTACTGCTATCTACAGCATCACCTACTAGGTGTACTCTATATACTTGACCGTCCTGAATATGTTCATTCGCTATTGCATCATCTGCTATCTTAGCTCCAGTTACAGCGTCAGCTGCTATCTTAGCAGTAGTCACTCCAGAGTCAGCTAAATCAGTTGTACCGATAGTACCTGCTGCTAACTTAGCACCAGTCACTGAGTTATCTGCTAGGTGAACTGTGTCTATAGATCCATCTACATAATGTTCTGAATCAATAGAGTTATCTGCAATTTTAGCATTAGTTACAGCATCTGCAGCTATCTTAGCTGTAGTTACATTTAAGTCTGCTATATGAACAGTATCAATAGACCCATCTACATATTGGTCACTGTCAACTGAGTTAGCAGACATGTGAGCTAGATCAATTGATCCATCTACGTACTGATCACTGTCTACAGAATTAGCTGACATATGCTCTAAGTCAACTGCACCTGCAGCTATATGCTCAGAATTAACAACATCGTCAGCTATTTTAGCTGCAGTAATTGCATCAGCTGCTATCTTAGCTGTAGTTACTTGAGCATCTGCTATGTGTGCTGTATCAATACTACCGTCTACATAATGCTCTGAGTTGATTTGATCATCAGCTATTAAAGCACTAGTTATATTATCAGCTTTTATCTTAGCTGTAGTAATAGCAGCATCTTCTACATCATATGTTTGTATTAACTGATCATCTTGCTCTTCTAAAGATCTTAAAGCTTGTGTTTGGTTATCATTTAGATCATCTGCTTTAATAGAAGAACCTGCTGAGTATGTAGCTCTAGCAGTTGTTACAGTCGTATCTCTTACGATACGGACTACGACACCATTAGGTACGTTACCTGATGTCCAAGTTACTGTACCGCCATTAGCTGTATAACTTGTTATATTATAATGTGTAGCTGCTGTTTTTAATACGTTATCAACGTATACTTTGATTTCATCAGAAGAGAAGGTTGGAATAGAAAAAGCTTCAGAAGCACCCCCACTTGCTGTATATTGTTTAAAACTTGCCATTGTTTATTTGTATATCGAGAGAATGGATTGGGTGTTTGTTGTTTCTTTAGTTTTTCTATATCTCTTTTTCCTAGCTTCTCTTTGTTCAGTCATAAGAGATTGAATTCTAGGATCTTGCATAATAGATGCCCAAGCAGTTCTACGAGCACGTTGGAAGATTGCGTCTATTTTCTTATTATGGAAATAGTCACCACCTTCGTATTCACCTCTATTACCACTTCTTATATCTCTATGCATTGTTTCTAAAGAGGCTAAAACTTTAGGATTCTCAGCTAGTTTATCTAACTGACGTTCTAAGTTTTGCATACCTATGGCTTGTTGGAACATTGATCTGATTTCAGGTGAATCAGTTAAGTTAGTTCCATCAGGAGCATAGTAAGTAGATAATCTAGTATCATATCCACTGTCAAATAATAATCTTCTACCAGGAGTATTGTCTAAATTCAAAGATATAGGACTAACTGCATTAAACATTCTAGTCATGAAGTCATGATCTTTAATTGGTCTCCCATTTAACATATCATATTTAATAGGTAATGGTTGTCCAGCTATGTTTTCAGTAATTAAGTTCCTATTTCTAATTGCTTGATCAATACCTGATCCTAATTCTCTCGTATAGGGTGTAAAGATTTTACCTAACTCATTTCTTAAACCTGCTAAAGGTATTTGATTATTTGCTAAGTTAGCAATAATACGTTCTGCCTGTCCAGGTCTACCACCAAATAAATCTACAAACTGCTGCATACCAGCAAGATAAGATTTACTTGTTATACCCTGAGCTAATACTAATCCAGTTTTAAGTAATTGTTGTTCAGTCCATTCAGAACCCATTAATTCACTATGATCACCTATATCAGCAATCATTGTCATTATTTGGTTGAATGGTTCAATTGATTCATATCCTATCCATAGACCACCTATCTTAATGTGTCTAGGTTTATACCCTGCATCTAACCATGCTTGTCTCTTCTGTCTATCTGTAGGACCGTTTCCAGTCATATTACCAGCCATCCAAGACCAAGAGGCCATGCTGACTAAAGCACTACCCATAGCTAATCTACCAGTCTGCAAAGCCTTAGCATTTGCTAGTTCAGCAGCATTAGTTATACCGTACTTTCTTACAGCATCTAGGTTATTAGGGTTAGCAAAAGCTATATCATTAAATTCTTTTACTAAGAAGTTAAATCCAGGTGTATGTTTAGCAGTCAATTTAAGACCATTTACACCAGTTCTAGCAAATAGGAAGAAAGGTTTAGCCCAAGGATTAGCTTGGAATACAGAGTTTAATCCTCCAGCAAAGCCTTGTGGATTTAATTCTTCTGTAAGTGTAACTTCTTTTCTAGCCCATTTAACAGCATCATCTATGATGTTACCATCTCCATCGAATATATCACGATAGAAGTCTTCTTCATAGACTCGAACTAGTTCAGGAGTAATCTCAGAGTAAGCAGTTAATGCTCCTTTATTCTGAGCATCCATAGCTGATCTCATAGCCTTCTCTCTCATCTTAGCTCTACCTAAGATATAAGCGAAAGCATCATCAGTAGCAGCCATAAGTTTAGTAGAGTATGATAAAAACTTATTATCATTCATAGATCTAGCCATATTAGCTAAATTAAACCATGCTCTATCTCCATCTGTAGCTCCAGACTTAGGATTCTCTGCCCACTTTCTTAACAGTTCCCAGTTCTCATCACTTCTAGTGTATTCAGAGAATCTAGTTTTAACTGTAGATATATCTCCACTCCAATATCCATCCAGTTTACTTTTAAATAGCGTCCATGATTCAGGGATAGCTTCCATCATAGCATTGATTGAAGCCATACCAGCTCTTAGTGTCTCAGCATCTCCACCGAAAGGATACCGCATTGCAGCTCCTAACGTCGTAGAGAGTGGTCTTAAGAAAGTTGCGGTACTTGTTCCCATAACAGCTCTTAAAGGGGTCTTAGGACCGCTTAGAATGCTATGAGTCATAACACCACCTAGTTCTCTTACGACAGCACCAGTCTGTTTCTTACCTTCAATCTCGCCTCCGATGATCATCTTCCTAGCCCAATTATCGAAGTCATCTACACTATTAACTGTCTTCATAGAGGAGAATGCTTCAAATAATGCATTAAGCATATTCTCATCAGGATCATCTTTAGCTATCTGTAAGATAGACATAATAGATTCCCTGGTATCAGCCATATCTTGACTTAAGTTTTCTTCTAAGTACTGCTTTCTCTTACCAGCACCTAACTCTCTAAAGTTCTGTGACTTAACAATTCTAGCTTTCTTTGTTTCAGTAAGTAGAGTTAACATAGTATCTACTATCTGATCAGCTGGACCATCTATATCACCAAGATCAGCAAAATCTGCTATCTCTCTACCAGCTATTCCAAGGTCTCTTAGTTGATGTAATAGTGAGCCAGTTAATAAATCAGCTACTACTACATTTCTACTAGTTAGAGTCTTGATAGCATCATCTGTACCACCATCGAATACATCATATGATTCAAATAGTTCTTTAAGATACTCATCTGATGACATATCAGCTGCATTTCTACCTTGAGTAATGCGTTGATGTGCTGCTATAGAATCACCAAATACTTCTACTAATCTCTTTCTACTACCACCTACACTCTTAAGAACTGATTGATACCTTTCACTACTTAGTAGTTTCTGTAGTGTTTCATCAACTAGATCTTCACTAATGTCAGCTTCTCTAGCTACACGTTCTCTTTGTACTGGTGTAGTAACAGAACTTGTAGATCCTTCTTGTGCTCCCCAGTCACTTCTTATTTTCTTCTGCTGTGCCCATACAATAAATGGATCATCTTCAGAAATATGAGCAGCTTGTGATGAATCAGCTATAGGTTTATTCTTACTACCACGGAATCCAAATTCATTTCTTCTAACTTCTTGGATACCTTTTCTGAGTGTTTGTAATTCAACACTCTTCTGTCTAGCAGCTATCTGTGCTTTAACAGCATCACTTCCTCTACCTAGAGCCATTGCTGCACTGTCAAATATGAGACCAATACCCATACCTTCCACGATGTTTTTAAACTTCATCATGATAGGGTGATCAGTTTCCCTAGTACTTATAGGAGTATCTATGAAACCATACCGATCTCTAAGCATACCAAGTGCATTCTCTCCATCTGATTCTTTAGATACTAAATCAGATACAGCACCGACTCCAGCAGCTCTGACTAAACTATTAGCCATAATACCTGTACCTGCTATACCTAACCTAGCTGCAGTTACTTTAGCAGCAGGTATGATAGCAGCAGCCATTGTACCGAAGTGTACAGTACCTCTTAATAATTTACCCCACCATGTTTTAGTTATGATAGGGTTACTATGATCTACTAGAGGGTCCCATTCAGGTCTATAGTACCCTTTCTCTTTTCTTTCTCTTTGTATTTCACCAGTTAATGCGTCTACTGTACGTTCAGGAAATGTCATCATTGAAGATGCAGTATCCTGTAATCCACCAGTTGCAACTGATTGAAGTTCTTTAGCAACAGCTTTCAATCCCCATTTGTCAGCATTCCTTGGATCTGCTTGTTCACTTAGGGCTTGTTTTTCTGTTTCCTCGTCTTGCTTTTGGAATTCTTGACGAGCCGCTTCTTGTTGTCTACTATTATCTAGATAATTAAGTTGATCAGCTTGGTATTGCTGCATACCTTCATTATCGACTAAAGACTCATCTATAGGCATTGTTTTATACGTTATATGTATCTTCCACGTAAGCCATAGCTACACCTGGAAGCATTGTATTGAGTCGCATGAAGGGTGATTGTTCTCCGACTACTTGGGTGTGTTCTTCTTCTAAGGTTGGATCTATATTTACTAAAGCTATTTCCCAACCTGCTGTTTGGTTATTACGTTCTGCTCTACTTCTAGCATCTGATACTAAACTTTCTGTATCTTCATATGATGTAGATTCTAATGAACTAGTCATATCTTCTCCACTATTTAATGCTCTTATAGTACGAGAAGGTGATGGTTTATTTAATAGTAGATCTTGAGTTTCTGGTTGTAATTCACGTTCTGGGATAGGTTTAACCTCACTAGGTTTAATCATACCAGTAGCTGCTAACCTTCTTAACATCAACTCATATGGTGTTAGGTTAATGAATGGGAAACTTTTGTAGTATTGGGGTAGACCACCTTTACCAGTGTTAATATATCTTAGAGCTGCTTTTAATTCAGCTTCTTCTCCTTTCCATAAATCTGGACTATCAATAACAGAATTATCTTTTATAATAGCTGCTCTAGCAGAATTAATATTATCAGCTTTAGTATCATCTCTAGGTTCCCAGTTTCTCATTTCAGCTGCATCTGTTTGTATATAAGCTCTAGTTTCTTTTAAAGCTATACTTTTAGCAGTTCTATGGTTTTGACCTTGTGATCTTTCACTACGATATACTTCATCATATTTCTCTAAAGCATTATTATATATAGTATCCCACTTAAAGGTTTTTTCTTTATCTGCATCTTGTTCAAATGTTCTATCATTTACAAGAGTTTTAATACTAGCATCTCTTCGTGTAATTTCCTTTGAACTTAGACCACCTTGATTAACTCTTTGTAACCATTTAGCTTTAATCTCTGCATCTGATATACCATCTAGATCTTCTATAAATATTTCTCCAGTTTTACTCCATCTATCATTTAATTCTAATTCTATATCTGCATCATCTATATCTTGCTGACTCCAGTAGTTTGATAAAGTAGAACTATTTTCTCCAAATTTAATTCTATATTCTTGAGCTGCTTTTTGAACTTCTTCTTCAGAAGGAGGTTTACCAGTTTCTCTCCATTTGTCTATATATTGATCAACAAAAGTCTTTTGCTCCATTTGTAATGCTAGTTTAGCTTCTTTTAATTTGTCGCTATTAGCTAAAGCTATAGCTTTTTTAATAGGAGCAACGAAAGCAGGTAAGTATTCTTCTATGGATCTTTTTGGACCTCCATCATTAGGTGATAATAAGTAACCTAAAGCCCCTTTAACAGCACTAGGATCTAGTGTACCGTTCTGTAATCCGGCTAATATAAATCCTTGTAATTCTTGTTTAGCTATAGAATAACCTTTATCTGCCATACCAGATGAAGCAGCATGGTACCCAGCAAAATCTTTTAGATAATTTTCAATAATAGCACCTGCTGCTGCTGTATCATTAGATGAATCTGCTATATTATTAAACTCATTAGAAAATTCTCTATTACGACGCTCTGTTTCTGCAGCTAATCTTCCTTTAGTTGCTTCAACTTGAGCTTTAGTTAATCGAGAATTATGCTGTTTGAGCATAGGTTTTAATAAGTGTTTATTTATTAAACGTCTATTAATACCTGAATCTATGAGTTGTGTTATAAAAAGACTATCTATTTCTTTAGATATTATAGATCTTTCCATAGCTGTTAAACCACCTGGTTCTGTCCACTTCTTCCATACTCCTGGTGCTACCTCAACTTCTACTAGATCTTTAGCTTTTTCAAAGAACTCACCAGTTTGACCAAAAGATATACCAAGCAGTTCTTCTATCTGTGCTCTATTCATACCAGTTTCTTTTAGAGCACCAGCTGTATCTGGATCAATCCATTCTATTTCACCAGCAGCTGTATAGTTAATTCTTTTCTGAGCTTTCAATTCAGCGTCATTAACATCTACTTCAGCTTCATCTAAGACTCTACTTTTAACTGCATCTGGGTCATCTGAATAATAATTTTGTATAGCATTTCTAGCATCAGCTTGAGTTCTAGCCCACTTAGCGAACTTCATGCCTTCTGTTGTGAACTGTGCTAGTTCTTTCCATCCTTTCTGATTAGCTTTGATGGAATCATTATGCATCTTGATAAGCTGGTTGAAATGTTCATCTACCAGCTTTACATTCCTATCTATCTGCTTATTAGTAGCTTCAGTCATATCGACTTCAGTTTGCAGATAATTTGTTTTACTAGTGTCTACACCTAGCGAGGGATTAAATGAATTCGTCATCAGTAGTTATAATTATTGATAGTTGTTGGTCCCGCTTGTGTAGGATTCATAGCACTAAATGTACCAGTAGCAAACGATACAGCTTGCAGTACAGGTTGTATTCTTTCCCACGGACTCTGCTGACGTTCAAACACAGCTGGTCCATACTGACCTGGCAATCCTAACTTCTGTCTATTCATAGCTACTTTATTCTGATATTCTCTATCAATACCTTGCATAGCTAATGCACTTTCTTTACCTAGTACATTACCAATCTTATTTTCAATTTGTGCTGTCTTAGCTAATAATGCTAAGTAATCATTTCTACCAGCAGTACGGGATCTTCCACCTTCAGCTGCTTTAACAGTAGAATCAGAGATATAATATTGCTTCTCTGCTTCTTGTTGAAGTTGTCTTCCCTTACCAATAATATCTAACTTTTTAGTATAAATATCTGATCTACGTCTAGATAAGCCAATAACATTCCTGTTCTGACCCATCTTCCAACTAGCTTCCTTACCCCTAAACTTATTTTCTTCAGCTCGAAAGCGGTAATCTCTTTTATGTTTTTCTAATTTAGCTGTATGCTTATAAGGATTTGTACACACGACAGAACTCTATAAAGGACAAGTTGTTAGGTCCATACTTAATTTCTCTTAAGAATTTAAAACCTAAAAATTTGAGTAGTTTTAGATGGACAGTATTACGTTTATCAACGATGTTCCATAATAGCGGTTCAGTTCTACTCTCAACGAATCGCTTTGCTTCTCTTGCGAAGGTAACAGGATAGTCATGGATGGCAGGTGTACATAACATCCATATAGCTCCATCAGGTCCGACTCCAGCCATACCAGCAGTCTTGCCGTTAGGCACCTCGAACCACACCCCTAAGCCTTCGTGGACGCATAAAGTTAGGTGTTCGATAGGATTTAGCCCGTGACCCTCTACGACCTCTCTACGGTCTTCTGGACGTAAATTAAAGGCCACCTCTAAGGCAGCCTCCATTGTTAGTGGGTGAATATATTTAGACACGTTTGTAGTTTCTAGGTGAATAATCTCCTTCCCATGATAGTGCATGTAGGGTAGCAGGAGCTGGGTGTGATGATTTTAGCAGTACATTTACATTTCTATTTGATTCATATACTGGTATTGTTTGTACGTGCTCAGGTAAATATGGTGCATCTGATACTAGATACTCATCTAAGTTAGCTGATTCATATGTTTCACTATAATCATCTTTACCTGTTCTCTGTAGTGTAGTAGTATAAAGACCAGACTTACCAAAGTTTAATTTAATTCTATGGATAACAAGTGATGAATTAACATCAGATTTAGATTGTTGATTCTGTTGTTGAGTCATATAAAACTTAGGGAAACTCACAGAATACTCATATAGATAACCATGATAGAATGTACCAGTAGACCAATCTCCAGGTACTGTAAAGTCATCTCCATTAATAACAGTACACTTAGCATACCTACCTATTCTTGTATCAGCAGTATTAGTATCAACTATTACAAGATCACCATTAGGTGAAGTTACCTGATCTATCCAATCAGACATATTAGTAAATGTAGTTAGTTTCGTAGTAGCATTATAAATACCATTAGTTACAGTAGTCCAGTTATCTAAATGTATTAGATAGTTAGATGTATCAGATCCTACAGTTTCATCAATACTAGGATCTGTATCCTGTTGCATTAGATTTATTTTCTGTAAGAAATTATCTGTATCTAAAAAGTAATACTCATCATCTATTATGAAATGGTATTTAATTGGATTATTTAGTTTCCATTTAAACCAAGCTTGTTGTTTTCTTTCCTCACCATAAGTTAAATACTTATAACCATAGATTATATCTGAATTAGTTTTTCCAAATAATACTAAAGAATTTTCTCTAGAATTTGTAAGTAGATCTATGTTTTTTTCTAATAGTGTAGGTACAATTTTACTAGTTTCTCCAACCAAAGGTTCTTGTTCTCTTTGTACACTAACCATCTCGTTGAAACGACTATACTTACCTGAGTTATCAACATAACCTATAGTCGTACCTAATGATATAGGAGGTAAATCTTTATTATAATTATATGTAGATATACTTCTAAGTTTAGCTGTATCAGGATTTAGTATTTCTGCATCAGAAGATAATAAGAATTGTTGGTTAGTACTAAAGACTGCTAGACCAGCTGCTGTCTCTATACCATCATATAAATCAGAAGGGAATGTAGAACTACAAGATATATCAATAGGATCTACAGCACTAACTGCTAATGCCGTCTTAGCAAAGAAAGATGGATAACTTAATTCTCCAGGTCTAGATAATATAACATTTTCTCCGGATAAAAAAGCTAATCTATTACGGAAAAATAATACTCTATTTATTGTTTTCCCTATAAAAGATGGCATAGGATTAGTATTATCATCTCCTACTGAACGTACATTATAACCTTGTCTTTTTACTAAGAAATCACCGTCTGCTTGACGTTGTAGTACATGAGGCATGGTTGAATTATCTAAATTAGATGCTATTCCAGGTTCAGCACATTCTACCCAAGCACCAGGACCATCTCTACCATTTCTACCTACAAATTTAAGGTAATAATCATCGTCATTAGAATCGCTTGAATTAGCTACCTTAACTATATAACCATCTACACATTGAGTAGGTAGATCAGCTACATTATTAACTTGATCTTGCATGACTCTCATGAGATCTTTATCAACTACTTCTATATTAAATGAATTACCAGAATGTATGTAAATACCATTACCAACTATTTTATAACTATAACCTGAAGGTACCAAAGAAGCTAGACTTCCTAATATTGTATCAGAAGTAACAGCTGTATCTGCATCAAAAGGTGTTGGAGCTGGACGAAAAGCTCTTAAATTAGCTTTAACAGCTACTTCTTCATGATCTTCAACTTCAATAGTATAAGTAGCTTTAGTAGTACTATCACCAGAAGCTCCTCCACCTTTAGCTTGAGTTAAAGTTACTGTAGTTGTATCTCCTGTATCCCAACCTTCTCCACCATGTAATAAAGTTACATTTCTATTATAGGAACAACTATAGATATTAGACGGTTGTTGAGGATCATTACCATCATCTTTATCTACTAACTGACCTTGTTGACCTAAAGTTGTAATACGGAATATTAAATTCTTTTTAGATCCACTAGTTACACTAAATACTTGAGTACCTATACCAGGACATGTACCTGTATTTTGACCTTCAGCTAAAGTATCAGAAGATATTTTTAATCTAGTAGCTCTTTTAATAGTTGTAGTATTTTCATTGTTATACATATTTAGAGCATATTGCCTACCATTCTCTGTTCTTAGTAGTTCAATAAAAGCAAAATGCGTATGTTCTCTACCAGTAGTAGTACCTGTAGTAGCTACAGTCTTAGTTCTATTATTTAAAAATGTTGTATCATTAATAGTTAATGCTTGTATATCTTCTGTAGCTGTAGCACTACTAGGAGTTAAGTAAGATGTGATAGATGCATGAATTGAATTACTTCCATCATATGCACTATCATCTGTATCATACCATACGTTCTTTTCAGTACCATCATTACAACTCCACATTCTAACCTTACCATCACTAGCTATCTGTCCTATATACGATCCTTCTGTCTCATCTCTAAAGTAATGGAACCATGAACCATTAGATTGTACATTAGCTAATGGTGCAGTTCCTATACGTTTAGATCCTGGTCTTTTATACAGACCTTCTATAGCATCAGGTACAGCATTAACAATATCTTTTACCTGACCTGGAAACTTTTTTAGATCTGGTTGCTGTGATATACCAGCAAAGTAATTATCTATTGTTTGTGTTACTGAGGCCATTATCTTCCTAGTGACCTCCAAGGTTGATATGCATTGTATGTACTATCTTCAGGTAGACCGAACATAGTATGATTACCTTGATTACATTCGTACTCCATGATAGCAGCTCTAGATAAAGCTTCTTGTTGAGCTAAGAGTTGAGCTAATTGTGGATTACCTACTAACTGTGTAGCAGCTCTAACTGCAGCTTTATATATTACATATCTTTTAAATACTTCAGGTAGATCTTCATAGCTAATTAGTCTAACTATATCTAAATCTATACCATCAGTCAATTCATCCCAGTTATCTGTATGATCATACTTATCATATAAATAACCATTCCTTTTAACTACATCGTAGTTTCTTTTAGACCAACCATCAGTAACATCCATCTTTAGAATATCACTACCGATAGCTATCTTCTTTACACCACCTACATCTTCAGGTGTATACTTAACATGTCTTTCTATATTGAAATGCCAGCCTTCAGACTGTAGATCAACATTAGAATCTCTCAATAAATTATATATGAATCCTATTTCTGGATTAGTTTTATTAATACTTGTTACTGGGGATTGACCAATTGCTCCCAAGATAGCATTTACAGCGGAGAGTTCGGTCTCGTTATCAATTGTCGTGGAAGCCATAAAATTATATAAAGAAAAAGGGGAGCGTGAGAACTCCCCATATGTACATTAACCGAATGCAGCAGGCTTAGTAGCTGTTCCGCAGAACAATTCTACAGAAGCTGCAGGGTTTAGATAGTCGGCACCCATTGCTAAACGTCCGAGTATTACATCTCCTTGGTAGATGACTGATACATCTCCAGATGTTACTTGAACTTGAGGTCCGATTGCTTCAACAACACCAGCGGCTTCTTTCTGGAAGATTAGTCCACAAGAGTTGTTGAACTTAGCTTCTTGTCCGTAGTCGTTTACAGTGTCATTGTGCTGATCACCCATTGCTTCACCAACGAATGAACCTGTATTACCAGGATCAGTTGTGCCAGGAGCAGTAGAAGATGCAGATCCGTACTTAGTACCGAACTTACCGAAGAATGGTATGTTCATTGACTTGTAAATCTTGATACCAGCAATCTCGAATACACCTCTACCTGATTGTAGAGCATCTCCTTGCTCGTCTCTGTTTACTAAGTAAGCACCAATACCTGAACCATCTAGACCCTTGATAAGAGCATAGTACTGACGTGGGTTTAGTACACCTACACGACCTTCAGTAGGTACTCCCTTCTCGTCTAGTGCAGCTGCAGCATCATAGAATGCAGTCACTAGCTTGTCAGGATCATAAGCTTCAGCACCTGAGTCTGTAGCAGAACCAACTTGAATCTGGGTTCCACCTGGCTCAACAAAGTTAGTCTTTGTTATTGGGCTTGCTTTACGTGCAGCTTTTGTGATTGCACGGAAGATTCTACGGTCATAGTTCTCAGCTAGAGCATAACCAATCTTCTTAGATATTTCTCCACGTAAGTCATAGTGAGCAAGTGTCTCATCTAGCTCGTATACGAATGCTGAACTAATAAGTAGGTCATCTACTGTAATAGTCTTTTCAGCTACTGGAGGTGCATTGTCACTGTTACCTAAGATGGACTGACCTGGAGTATGGAACTCACTGTTGGTACGACCTGTATAGATAAACTGTAAACTCTTACCGTTCTTAAGAGTTCTCTTTGTGACTAGATCCCTTGCAATAGTATTACGTTGGAATCCTTTGAACATCTCTCCACTAAACAATTTAAGGAAGAGTGCTCTACGTTCTGTTGTTGTAAAGGTAGAACCTGCCCTTGTCGCATTATCTGCACCTGGAGCTGTAAGCGAGGTGAGTAATGACGAATTTTGATGTGCCATTGTTATGGATAAATTTTATATTGACTTTCTACACGTGTAATTTTTTTTTGATCATTTGTTGTGGTCTATCCCACCGTCTAGACGGCTAATGGTATCCATTAATTATTACCGTAGTAATAGGTTCTGGGCAAAAGCCAATTAGTCAGAGATCCGACACTGAGGTGTCTCTGACCGATGGTAGTTTAAGTGCATACTTTCTACCATAATAAAAAAGGATAGTAATCCGAAGACCACTATCCATAGTTCGTTGAATTTTTTCACAAAGAAGTAAGAGCTGTTTCTAGATCGATCTCTTCATCGAAGTTCTCTTTCTTTTCTTCATGCTCTTCTGGTTTGTTGTGATGTGATTCAGGTTCGGGTGACAGCGATGTAACAAAAGCTGTCATCCCTGCTGTTTGATGAGCCATCAATTTACTTTGTAGTTTTGGTGTACTCAACGCCACGATATACGTAAGTTACTGTCATTGTAAAATCCATATACCAAGCCCCGTTCCATGCTTGGGTGTCATGCGTCCCTGATTGAAAGGGATGAACGGACGTTGATTTAAACGACTGGTGTTGCTTCTATAGCTGCCAAGTCGAGAGGAAAGTTGTGGGCATTTCTTTCATGCATTACTTCCATACCTAGATTAGCACGGTTCAATACATCTGCCCAAGTAGGGACAACCCTACCACCTGTAGCTAACACGGACTGGTTGAAGTTGAATCCGTTGAGATTAAAAGCCATAGTGGAGATTCCCATACTGGTAAGCCATATGCAAACGACGGGCCAAGTAGCAAGGAAAAAATGTAGGCTACGACTATTGTTAAAGCTGGCATATTGGAAGATAAGTCGTCCAAAGTAGCCATGAGCCGCAACAATATTATACGTCTCCTCTTCTTGACCGAATTTATAGCCATAGTTTTGTGAGGTGAGACCAGTTGTCTCCCTAATAAGTGAGGAAGTGACGAGACTTCCATGCATAGCAGCGAATAATGCTCCACCGAACACCCCAGCAACGCCAAGCATGTGGAATGGATGCATAAGAATATTATGTTCTGCTTGAAAAACGAACATAAAATTAAAAGTACCGCTAATACCGAGAGGCATACCATCAGAGAAACTCCCTTGCCCAAATGGGTATACAAGGAAGACTGAGAACGCTGCTGCAACTGGTGCAGAGTAAGCGACACATATCCATGGTCGCATTCCTAGTCGATAACTAAGTTCCCATTGTCGTCCCAGGTAAGCTGAGATGCCGATGAGAAAGTGGAACACAATAAGTTGATATGGTCCTCCGTTATACAACCATTCGTCGAGGGTTGCAGCTTCCCAGATTGGGTAGAAGTGAAGACCGATTGCGTTAGAGCTCGGGACGATAGCTCCTGAGATGATGTTGTTTCCATAGAGTAGTGATCCTGCGACGGGTTCTCGTATACCATCAATATCAACTGGAGGAGCAGCTATGAATGCTATGATAAAGCATGTCGTAGCAGTTAATAGTGCAGGGATCATTAGGACACCGAACCAACCGACGTAAAGCCGGTTGTCGGTACTAGTAACCCAGTCACAAAAACTCTGCCAGTTATTAGTTGGTTTC